AATTGTGTAAACTCTGCCGTCAACATCAGTTGTTCTAGGAGTAGTACTTGGAGGAATTGCAGGCAATTGCAATCCTCGAACACTGGTCATTTGTACACTTTCTCCAGTTGAGAAAGGGTGAGGATAATATGTAGTTACTACTAGAGGACCATTAGTTAATGTCCCACCTGGCAATCTTGCTCTAGCAATATTTTTAATAATAACTTCATGTTTGGTCAGTTTGAATGTGGCATTTCTTATAGGCTTGCTAGCCAAGCCGCCCATTACTAAATTTACAGCACCTTGGTTACCATCTGCATCTGGATCATCAATATACACTTGCATGATGTTACCAATGTCAGTTTTAACTCTACCAATTTGAATAGCTTCGTTAGGATCGCTACCTTCAGATTGTAAACCAACAATACCATAACAACTTGAGCCTGTTACAGAACGAATTTGACCGCCTGATCTAGACAAATAGCTGGCACGGCAATAGTATGTAAATTGACTAACTGCTTCTGCAACACCGTTGTTTTCACAAACTAGACCATAACCTAAATCGTTGATCATGGTAAAGTCATTAGACAACATAGATCTATTACCAGCAGTTTCAATTAAAATCTGAGAACCGTTTGGAATAAATCCTGCTGGCAAATAAGTATCATCAAGTTCAATTGGAGTAGTAGTACTCAATGTTAATGTAGCAGTTCCATTAGCATCTGGAGTTGTTGAATCAATAATGACATACTTTTTCTTAGCTAAGAAAAATGTGTTTGGAGTTTCAGGAGTACGCACAAGACCAGTAACAGTCATTTTGAGACCACTAGAACCTTGTGTACCAGTGAACGGATCTGTATAGCTAGTGTCTTGAACGTAGCAAACTTGGTTACCAGACATACCGTCAACCAATTGACCACCACCGCCTTCCCCAGCAAATACAGCGCCAACTTGTGCATATGGAGAACGTGTTTTGATTTGTCTATTTGGATCAAAAGACATAGCAAAGCCTTTGAATCCAATAAGTGTTAGGTTACGCAATTGGAATGCATCAGCAACCAATAATGCATCGCAGTGCTCGTTGTCTAACAAGAATTCAATTGTTGATGAATCTGGGATACCAGTTGCTAGTGGTTTTGGATCACCGTTGTCGTCAACAATGTCCATAATATATGTTCCTGGAGCAATGTTTAAATCTGGATTTGGGTCTTTGTAAACAATATTAACTTCACGCCCAACTCTGTAGACATTAGGTATTCCACCAACGGTTCCTACAATAAACCTCATACCACTCTTTGGTCTATAAGGACTATTTTTAATTTCTAATTTTGTACTACCAACTACGTTAGTAGTTCCAACTGATCTAGCAAGTTGGTGGTAGTAGTGAGTGTTATACCAAAAGGTAGCACTTTGGCTTCGGTCGCCTCGAACAAACTTGAGCTGTTGAGATTTAACAGGGTCAACTGGACCTGGTTTTGGTTTAACTAATGTACGTCTAAATTCGTCACCCTTAATAGCACAGTTAGGTGGGACAAAAATTGGAGCTTCTTCAAAATATACACCTGACTCAACCATAATAGTAATTTCAGGTTTTGGTACAAAGAATCCTCTAAATCCAAAATCGACTTTAGAAGTTATACTGTAAGGACCATCCTTTTTGTTAGCTAATGAAATGCTAATAGTTCCGCCAGGAGCAACTTCTGGATTTGGCCATGTTACTAATGATTTTAAATTTAATTCAAAGTTATTAACATCTAAAGCATTAACTCTATGGATACCATTTAAATTTCTTGTGTCCAGTGATCCTAAGATAGCTCCACTAACTAAAACGTAATCTCCATCTTGAAATCCATGATTTTGTAAACTTACACGCACACGAGTTCTTGGGCTTGTAATTGGAGTTGTAAATGGCGGAGCCCAACGAGTAATTTGTTGTGGCGTAACTTGGTATGGTGTATTTTGTAATTCAACAGTGTCTATAATTCGAGTTGCATAGCGACATGCGGCATTCAATGATTTAAATGCTTTACTCCAACTGCGACCAATTTCTTCTTCTGGATAACCATAGATTGGATTTGGACGATCGTTGTCAAAATCCCAAATATCATCATTACCTTTTGTACTAACATACAAATTACCACTACTAGAATATGACTTAGAATCTACATATCCTTTAGTAACTGCTCTGTAATCTTCTTGTACAAATAGTGTTCCGTCTGGAAGACGATTGATACCAACATAGTCACCAGGGTGGTCATTTAATATTAATGGACCAGTCATCACGCCCATGCCCTTGTTTACAAAGCCAGTTGCTGGATCTAGTGTGTTAGTTCCCTGTAAAGAAAGTTTAGTATCTACATATTCTTTACGTGTTGCATGAGCAGGGTGCGTTGCTTGGAATTTTAAGAAAACATCATTCTTTGGAGTAACACCGTCAGATCCAACAACGCTAATAATTTTTGTACCAGCATTAACGTTGCCGTTATCTGGAGTAGGACTAATTTTGAAGTTCTGACGCATGACACTGCCGGCAGCAAGATCAAAGGTGCCCAACTTGTCAATATTGTCTCTGTTTAAGAAATTCTGATAAACCCATTTTCTAGTAACAGCATCTTGGTCATTTTCAGGATCACCAATAAAACTTAATTTAAAACCACTTCCGTCTAATACGTTTGACAGCGTAGGAGTTGGGTCTTGTCGAATTTGAACGTTAGCAATACTAAAGATTATTTTAGATGGATCAGTAGCTGTATCAATACTGATACCAATAGCCGCTTCTAAATCTCTACTAACAATCGTTTTTCCTAAACTGTCTAAGCCTAAAACTGTGTTAGGTCTTAGTGGTTTGATAACGTCAACTAAGTTATCAAATGTTAGTCCGGCCTCTAGACCTTGACTAGCGTAAAGTTCTTGGAAATTTGCATTAACTTTGGAAAACGCATCACGTATGCTGTCACCTGTTCCATCGTTACCTGTTAAACCAATATTAACGTCTTTTCTTGCCATTATTAACTCCAAATTTGGGTGATATACCAACTGTCCACTTTATTTACCTTATAGTTTTATAAACTTAATGTAAATAATGGCATGTTCATACGATCCTTTAAAGAAATTTCTAATTATGTTCGAAGCAGTAAATTAGGCAAAGAACATCATTATACTAGAACAAAAACAATTAATGTTTTTCGATGTGACAATTGTGACAGGGATTTTACAAGGGATCATGCTAAGATAGACCCCAAAAGACTCAGCAACAAATATTTTCATGTTTGCGGAGAATGTGACGTCAAAAAATTTGCCCAACGAATGGGCATTACTAAAAGAAAAATTTGGGATATGCCAGTTAGCAGTACATTGCCAATTGGTAAGATTTAAACTCTAAAACTTTCACCACATCCACAGCGGTCACGTTCATTTGGATTTTTAAAATCAAATCCTTCATTGAGACCGTTTCTAACCCAATCCATAGTCAAACCATTTAAGTAGACTAGACTCTTGGCATCGATCAAAACAATAAAACCGTCGTGAGCAAAGTTAGTGACTCCAGGTTCAGCAGTGTATTCATCCACATATTCGATAGTATAGGCCAATCCACTACAGCCTGTGGTTTTTACACCTATGCGAATACCCACGCCTTTGCCGCGTTTTTCTAAATTCTGTTTAATTCTCTTACGTGCTGTGTCGGTTACGGTAATCATTTACAGCCGCCTTAATAGCATCTTCTGCTAGAATACTACAGTGTATCTTTACTGGGGGTAATGCTAGTTCTGTGGCGATTTCGGAGTTTTTGATTGTTCCTGCTTCGTCGAGAGTTTTTCCTTTGAGCCATTCTGTAACGAGACTCGAGCTCGCGATAGCCGATCCGCAGCCATACGTTTTAAATTTTGCATCTGTAATAATACCTGTATCATTGTCTACCTTTATCTGTAGTTTCATTACATCACCGCAAGCAGGTGCACCAACCATGCCAGTGCCAACATCGGTATCGTTCTTGTCAAAGCTACCAACGTTGCGAGGATTCTCGTAATGATCGATTACTTTGTCTGAATATGCCATATTTTATGTCCTTTTAGAATTGTATTTATCGTAGAATTTTACAAGACCCTGTTTTAAATGTTCAACATCATCTTTAGTATTGTAGCAAGCCCAACTCAATCTAAGTATTCCATTTGGGAATTTTTCTTCTACAATTGGTCTTGCATTTAAATGACCATATTTTAATACAATTCCTTCGTTAAGTAAAAATTCTCCTACATAAGCAGGATGGTGGCCATGTACGTTGAAGCCAATTAAGCCACCTTTATAGTAACCTGGGTGGAATATTTCTATGAAGTCAAGGTCATTCAACATCATTTGAAAGTTTGCATTCATAAGTTTGTCATGAACTTTAAAACTTTCTAAATCATATGAAGTGAACCAGTCAATTGCTGAACCTAACATTACTACCCCTGCAATGTTGGGTTTGCCAATTTCTAATTTCCAAGGGAGTAGTGTACTATTGCTATCACCTAATATAGTAGGTTCTAACTTGTCTAAATACTTTTGTTTCCCGTATAACATGCCAACACCCGTTGGACCATAAAATTTATGTCCAGTAAATGTTAAAAAATCAATATTGAAATCTTGCACGTCTATTGTTTCTCTGCCAATGCTTAAACTTGCATCTAGCAAAGTTATCCCGTCATATTCTTTGACTTTATCAAATATACTTTTAACAGGTTGTACATAACCAATACTGTTAGAGATATGGCTCATACTGAACAATATCTTACCATCACAGCCATTGAGTAAATCTTCAAGATGACCAAGATCCATACTGCCATCTTTGATAACATTTACGGTTTCAAATCTAAAACCATATTCAATGGACATGTATTGCCAAATGAGAAAATTAGCATGGTGTTCACTTTCAGGAACAATTACACAATCATTTGAATGCCATTTGTGACAAATGCTCTTGGCAATCATGTTTATGCCATGATTGTTTCCTTGAGTAAAAATTATTTCGTTGTCTTTTTTAGAATTAATTAATAATTTTACTTTTTGTCTAATAAACTCATACTCATCCCTTGCATCAATTTTATTACAAATATCAAGGTAGGAATCCTTTACCTGATTAGGAATTATAGTTTGTGATGCACTGTTTAAGTATGTTTTGTCTGGTAAAGTAAAATCGCTTTTAACTTTGGAAAAAATCTTTGAGTTCATCTTTAATGTCTTGATATTCAATAAGTTCCAACACACTATCTTGATGCAGGGTTTTTAACAAGTTCTCAGCACTGACTTTATCAATGCCCTTGCTTTCTAAATACCATAGACTATGTTCGTCAATTGTAGTAACTTCACAACTATGATACGCCCGTACTTGTCCACAGTCAATAACCATTTGTGGAGTACTAAATGCTTGTGAAGTTTCGTCACAGACAATACTGGTATTAGTTACACTGGACACGCTGTCTATCATGTCTTCTTCAATTTTAACAATACACTGAAAGACAGTTCGACTATTTTTTCCAGCAATACTGTTTACAAACGTGTTGCTCTCTGCACAAGGACCAGCGTGATAAACTTTGCTTATAATCTCACTGCTACCGCCAACCCCATTTTCTGCTAGACCAAAGATATTAATAACAGAGTTTTCGTATAGCTCACATTCAAATATATGCTTATTAAGTTTCCCGTCTTTAACAAAAATCCCAATATTAATAATTGAATTTGGTTCAGCAGTTACATTGTAAATAAAAACCTGTTGAGTATTTTTAGATCCATCGCATAGAATGAATAAGTCTAGCCTACTACTGTCTCTTCCAAGCACTTGTAAATTTTTGCATAACAAATCTGATTCAGTTGGATTCATACGTAGAACCATCAAGTCATCAGTATTTTCTTTTATCATTAAGCAATTTGCATCAATGACCTTAAATTTTTTACCAAAGTACTGTGTAGGACTGTTTGACCAATCTGGGTCTTGTGAATCAACTTTAAGAAAACTCTCGATAGCCATTTGAAATGATCCTTTTAATTATTTTCTTATCACCTGACTCCACGATTCTTCCATCTATGATAACATGCACATGTGTGGGCTCTATTGCTTCAAGGATCGTTGGTTGATGTGTGATAATGATAGCTGCCTTTCCTTTTTGTGAGAGGAAAGATTTTAAACTTTTAAATACTTCAGTTAGTGTGTCTAAGTCTAAGCCACTGTCAATATCGTCTAAAATTGTAAGAGATGGATTGAGCATGTATAACTGTACAATTTCATTTTTCTTTTTTTCGCCTGCGCTTGCTCCTACGTTGTAATCTCGATTAGACCATTCGCTTCCTAGATCAAATTGTTTTATTAAATTTTTATAATCATTAATAACGTCAGTTGATGATCTTTTATCATTTCGAGCATTCAAAATTTGTCTAGTTAAATTTAAATTTGTAATGCCATTAATTTCAGGTGGCTCCTGAAATGTTGTAAAAATTCCTAATTTACTTCTTTCATTTGGATCTAAACTGTTTAAAGATTTTCTCTTAAAGTTTATTTTACCTTTGACAACGCTAAGATCTGATTTGCCAGCAATAACACTGACTAAGGAACTTTTGCCTGAACCTGTTGGTCCTAAAATGGCGTGAATTTCGCCTTCATTGATTTCTAAATTGATATCTTCCAAAATTGGAATAACGTCGTAATTGACGGAGAGATTTGTAATTTTTAACATAATTGAACCTTATTGTTTTTGTAGTTTTTGGCCCACAGTAAACATTGTAGCACCAATATCTCTTTAAGTCAACTTTTTAATACTTTCACAATTTTATTTATCGAACAATCTACAGGCATAATTAAAAGACAAGGAGATTAAATTATGATTAAATTTCTAAAATCATTATTTGGTTCAGAGAAGCCGGTAACAGCAGAAGTTCCATATAAAGTGGAAGCACCTGCGACAACACCAGTTGTTGAGCAAGCTAGTCAAGCAGTTGTTGAATCAATTGCACCAGCTAAGAAAAAGCCAGCAACTAAAAAGGCACCTGCAAAGGCACCTGCAAAGGCACCTGCAAAAGCTAAGGCAGCTCCAAAACCAAAAGCCCCAGCAAAGACACCAGCTGTAAAGAAAGTTGGTACTAAGCCTAGGGCGCCTAAGAAGACTGCGTAACTATAAGTTATAATCTTCTTGGCAACAAAAAACCCGCCTAGTGCGGGTTTTTATTTGGGTGTTTACTTACTCAAGTATTGCTGTAGTCAAACAATGCCTTGCTGGCTAGGTTCTTAGCCTTGCTTTCGCACATAATATCAAATTGGTCATTAAAAGTCAAAGCCCAATCATTAACTTCTTTATTCCAATAAAAATTACTGTGTGCTCTAAGTTTTTGTTTTTTATGTCCAGACTCTAACAGAGTCTTGTGATCAGGTTTAGTCAGTGTGCAATGACCAACCAACACGTCTTCCCTGCTAACGCTATAGTGCATAGTAGGGCGAAGACCACGCCAACTGTCAAGTACTTGCTGTACTTTTGGGTCATTAGGCATGATGTATTCACCTTCTTTAATCCAATGATGATGGATATCAAGTACAATAGGAAGAAGGTCACCAAGAGACAAGCAAGTAGATAAACCATGGCTCATTTCCTCATTTTCAATGGTGATGCAATTTCTTGCTTCGGGGGTAAGTTTTTTGTAGGCAGCTCGAATACCTTCGGGACCGGCTCTACCCGAGATGTGGACGTTGATCTTAAAGTCCTGAAATTGTTTACCGTAGCCCATGTACCTGACCATATCTGCATGATATTCAAACTCCTCTATGCTTCGCCGAACAATGTCCGGATTATCACTAGCAAGAACAGTAAACTGACCAGGATGCATAGAAACACGGGTATTGCTTGCACGAGCACTATCCCCAATAAGGATAAAATTGCGTTCAAGATACTGGACAACGTCAGGCTTGCTCCAAAAGTAACTCCAATCAGACTGGGTATAAGCAGGAAGAATGTCGCTACTAAGGCGAACCATGCGGAGTCTTTCATGTTGTTTACCTACCCTTTCAACAAGCAAACGAGTCGCTTCTAAGTTCTGGACCATTAGATCCCATAGCTTTTGTTCAGCAACTTCTTTTGTTTGTTTATTTAACCAAGTTATGGTGGTAGCACCAGTGTTGTATTGCTTACAATCATCAGTAGCCCTGATACCATCTACTTGATCAGGAGTGTCGATCCACTTACATGCAAAGCCTATGCGCTTAATCATTTTTTACTTTCTGCGTCTACTACACGCTGTCTTAGTTCGGTTGTTGAAAAACTGTGCTCTCGTCGATTGAAATAAAAGTCCATATCAATATCATCGCCAGTAAATTCTTTACCAGCATATTCTTCTCCCAGTATTCTAATACTAATAGGATAAGAAAGCAATATGTCTCGAAGTTCTTTTTCAGTAGCATACACTACAACTTCGTCAACATACTTACAAGCCTTTAATTGTATAAAACGTTCAAATACTGTTTGGATAGGCTTGTTTTTGTGTGGTCTATCTATGGTTGGATCTGTTTGTAGCCCAACAAGAAGATAATCACAATGCTCTTTGGCTTCTTTGAGCATCATTACGTGACCTGCGTGAAACAAATCAAATGTTGAACATGTAAATCCAGTAGTCATTACCAATGCCTTATAACGCCTGCTACAATAAAAAAGTTTGTTATAATATATGTTAACACAATTGCAGTCCGAATGCAAGCGATTTTATCTGCTTCTTCATCCGAACTGCCGGATTTTTCACCCAAAGCCTTAGCCCAAAGACGCCAAAGTTTCTTAACCTTCGTAAACTGCTGAATTGCCCGCATGTTCAAAAACTTCTACTGACCGTAATTTAACATCAGAACCAACTGGGTATCGAGCACCAAACAGTTTTACTGTTTTGCCTGTTTGGTCTTTTAATTCCCAACCTTCGCCTCTTTGGAAAGTTTCCAAAATTTCTTGCATGGTTTTAAAAGCTAATTCGCTGAATTTTTCACATCCTACACCTTCTACGATACGGACGTCACACACTCCACCTTTATCTTGTAAGCCCAAACTAGCCATCTTTTCAAACATGGCACGATGGGGATCATCTTCAGCAATTACCAAAGTATGATCAAACATGTGGTCAGCCCACTCTTTAAATGCTTTGAGTCCGCCAAAGTCCATGACCCAATTTCGAGTATCCAGTGTTTCAGATTCAAAAACTAGTTTAATACCAATTGAATATCCGTGCAGTAATGAGCAGTGACTATGTGTACTACGCCACTGTCTAAAACAGCATGATAAGCCGCGGTCGTTACCGTATGTTTTTGTTGAAAGATATTTTGCCATTGTTGTTTTCCTTTATGAACAATGACATGCAGAATTTATATTGCGGGATGAATGCCTAAGGCCGCATATAGTAATTATACATTATTATTTAGGATTGTCAATCTTTTTGTTTATGTTTGACTCTAAATCTTTCAAAATTGTTATACTCTGTTGAACTTCAATTATATTGTCTTTTATGTCTTCAACAGAGTGACTGACTTCTTGAAAAAATTTAATAAATTCTAAAATAGTCCTAAGAACCCAAGCCCACCAAATTAAAGATATTGTAACAAAAATTATCCAACTGGAATAGAAAATGAATGGTATTTGTGTATTGAAAATTTCAAATAACGAAAAAGATCCAATAAGGAATAGTAGTGGACTTACCCTACCAAACCAAAGCCAATAAGTAGTTTGTTTTTTAATTTTGTCTGTTTTAATATGCCTATTCATGAATGTCCCCAAATGATGCCCATTTACCAGGCGAACCTGATACAATACATACCCAGCCTAAAGGTGAATTAATAGCAGGGGATTCGTTCCAAACTATGTCCCCTCTCTTGTAATTACCTTTTTCTGGAGGAGAATTATATACCATGAAAAGTTTATTACCAAATCTTATACCGCCCTTAACATCTAAATCTGCTTCAGGATGCTTAACATTAATTCCTACTTTGCCGTACAAACGAATTTCAGTGTCTGTTTTATATTCATGACCAACACTAACTATTCCTTTTGGATCTAATGTTACTAGCGTTTGATCACCAGCAGTTAGATCAAAAGGTCTATTATTATAGGTTCCAATTTTAGCACGACCATTGTCAACATCAATGTTCATGATTACGTCTTGCATAACATCGCCTATGGTAATAGTGCCCACAGGTTGTTCAACGTTAATTGATATTCTTTGTTGGTCACTGCTAAATGTTACAAAGTCAGCTAAACTTACATCGCCACTTACTGTTAAATGATGTAGTGTTCCAATTTCTCTAAGACTACTTTTTCTTATAGTTGAACCTAAAGAATTTTTTGTTAGTACATCAACATTGTCAATTTTGAAACTTTTATCAGCATGTAAATCAATATGTTCGCTACTAAAAAACTTGTCTGTTTTAAGAACAAATAATTTGGTATAGTCAGTACCTTTCCAAATGAGTCCACTACCGTTTGGATTTTTTGCTGTATCTACAGGTTGAAACTCTAGATACATTTTATCATATGTTCTATCTGAAGTTAATTCTCGAACATGTATTCGGTCAGCAGTTATTTGACCAGATACTTGTAAATTACCTTCAACTAGTATATTTCCTGTTAATTGCTTGGTAGTAATGTTGTCAACAATTATTTCATTATCTTTGACAATGAGAGAAGTTTGACTTGCTTCATCTTTAATACCAGTAGAAGCAAACGTAGAAATGGAACCACCTGAAATCAAATCTCCAGATAGTTCCCCTTTACGTATGTCCAGTTGATCTGGACGTATGTTTTTGATTAGCTGATTGCTGTTAAATGCAGGTCCTGCCATAGTTCCCTCGAGTACGCATATTTATTAGCGTACTAGATGGATCAAGGACGTTTTGCAATCACTTGGTCAGCAAGACCATTAGATACTGCTTCGGAGGCACTCAAGAACGTATCAAACTTCATAGTCTCAAACAGCTCTTCATAAGTTTTGCCTACAGTATTGTGACGTACATACAGTTCAGTCAAACGTTTGTTAATACGCTGTGCTTCTTCAAAGCTACGTTTAGCATCTTCAAATTGCAAGTCTTGTACGTGAATACTACCGCTTGTACCACGAGTACCTGAACTCACACGATGAATCATTGTGCGTGATTCTGGTAGTACTACTCGTTTACCAGGAGCCCCTGCTTGTGCAAGGAAACTGCCCATACTACACGCTTGTCCCATTACATAGGTACATACATCAGGTTTAATGAACTGCATAGTGTCGTAAATTGCAAGACCGGCACTCACGCTACCGCCTGGACTATTAATGTACAAGTGAATATCCAACTCGCTATTCTCACTTTCTAAAAATAGTAGTTGCGCAATAATTACATTGGCCATATAGTCTTCCACTTCACCGTTCAAAAAGATCACACGATCTTTGAGCAATCGACTATAAATGTCATAGGCACGTTCGCCTTGATTGCTTTTCTCAACCACCATTGGCACTAAACTCATTTTGTTTCCTTTATTGATATTTGTCATCTAATTCTACATTTGTTAATCCAGCAATCATCTGGAATCTATTCCAAGCGGCTTTGGCTGCTGGGTTTTTGTCCAACTCGCTGTTTGGTAATACTGCTTCTAGCCAAATCTCAGGACGTCGTTTTGGATGAGCTCCACACTTACGAGGCTGATGCAATTTACCTTGATCATACAGTTCAGTACTAATCAAACGAAATTTGGCTTCTTCTTCAGGAGGATATCCAGCCCACTCAGGATTACTGTGACTAAAGAATCCACGTGTGTACGCATTTTCAGTTCCGCCCCCGTACCCCAACCAAATGCTTGCCCATTGTTCGTCATTGTGTGGATCAAAGTCTGTGCGTGTAATTAATACTAGCACATCGTCTAGGTCTACCACACCGTCAACGATATCTCTAACACAGCGACTATAACTAAGTCCAATTTTCTTTATACACCTTTAATAAATTTAAGCAGGGCACGTGCCACTACTCTATCTTTCTCTTTCTCAACTTCAGGAAGTTGAGCATACGACTGCCGAGCAAGT